TATGTCTTCTATTGTTCCAAGGTCTCCAATACTTCTGACTATAATCAGGAAGATATAGGAACAAAACACCTCCCAGTTTGAGTCTTGCATACCAATAATCCATTGTAGCAACCCAATCAGGGACATGTTCTAGACAATGACTAGAAAAAATGTAGTCAGGTTCAACAGGTGGAAGATTATCTGCTTCCCATCCATTATCAAATGATAGGTCAATAGGAACAGAATCTGGGAAAGACCATTCCTTCTTCATACATCCAATATCATATCCATACCCACTACAAACATGTTTGGCAAATGGAATAGCAAACTGTGATGCATTCCCTATGGTTTGGAAGTGTGGATAGGTGTCACCTTTATACTCTACTACTTGCATATCATCTTATGTGGGGTACTGAATAGATAATCAATCTCAGTTTTGTTCTTCTCATTATGTGCAATAATTACATACTCATCATAAGAAGTATCTAAGACATCTATAATATAATTTAGAGATGTATTAATTGTGTACACACTCTTTGCTTTCTCAAAAACTTTACACCAATCGAATAAAGTAAACCCATCAATATATTGAAGTTCTACTGCAGGGAGATTATAGTTTTCTGGTTTCAATAAATCACAATCCCTATTTTCATTATAGAGATTGTTGATGAATACAAACTCAGAATCATCTTTGAGACTAAGAACATTATAGTATAAGTCATCTTCTTTTTCAAAGTTACGATCAAACTTAAAGTATTCTTGCCAGTCTGAATAATCAAGTCCAACCATTGAATACTTAGAACTCATAATTTTACCATCATTATGAGTCATATCTGCCGTAGCAGTGCTGATGAAGGCACCATTCTCTTCAACTACTGCTCCAGCACCACGATCATAGATGTCTTTTCCTATGAAATCATCATCAGTTGTAGGAAAATCAATGTCTTTAATGTAGTCTTTAATCCAGTAGATGTCAGGTCTTAGCGGCCAAATGATTTGATAACCATTCTGCATCATTACCCTAGCAATTTTCTGGCAGAAGAAAACATCACCGATGCCAGCAGGTTGCTTAATTAAACAAGGTTTCATACGTAAGCTACTAGGATATAATCATCATCTGGATTGATGGATTTATAATAGGTAAACTTATATTCTGGATTAATATCTAAAATTCTTGCCTTTAGTTCTTCTTGAGACCCACTAAAGTAGATGGGAATATCATCAATGACAATCGTATGGTCCTTAATGGGGTGGTCTTTGATCATATCAAGTTCTTCCATCGTCGGAACACCACCACCTTCAGCGTGTGCATCCAACCAGAAACAAGCTTTCTGATCTACTTTCTTAAGAATTTCTTTTACACAAACTCTAGAATCACCCAACCAAAGATTGACATTATCATTGTCTTTAAACTTTTCAAGACAGTGATTATATCGTTCTTCAGATAGTTCACAACTAAAGATCTGTTCAAATCCCAGACCAACAGCATAGTTTACTGCATCACCCATGTAAGTTCCAGTTTCAACAAAGTGCTTACAGTCTCTACCAATACCAAAATCTTTAAAGATATAGTAGAAAGAATGAATACCTTCCTTCAGTGCCTTTTCAAATACTTCTCTAGTCATTTTGTTTCTCCGTTAAAATAGTTTTCATAAATGAAGTCTTCCAATATCTCCATTTTCAATGCTCTCTCAAAATTGTCTTTGACTGCATTCATTTTATCATAATACATTTCCTCAGTCAAAGATTCAATATCAAAACTGTCCTCAAGGATGATCATACCTTCAGTATTAAACCACTTCTCAACAGAAGGAGTACCATAATAAATTGGAATAGTTCCAGTTAAAAAACAATCAAGAAGTTTTTCACTGAAATACTCATCATTATTCTCAATAGCAACTGAGAACATGTAGTCTGCAAGTGCATCTTCTTTGTATTCTATTTCATTAAAACCACGACCAAACAAAGGAGCATAATCCTTTAATTGATCTAACATATGCAATCTCTGTTGGTGTCCAGGAAGATGAGATTTATTCGATGCTAAAATAGAAATCAATTTATCCTTTGGATAAATTTGAGGTTCACGGATCCAAGATCCGTTACCAGGAATCCAACAAATTCTATCATGAAGAGCACATAGTTCTTCACTCCAAGTAAAGATCTTATCATAAGCATTCATATACTTATCAAGATTATTTTTGATGTCATCAATAAGTGGTTGAACTAACCAACAACACTCTAAGATAATCCCATATTTATTTTTACTTGCGTTATCTTGCAAACCTGCAGGGATGAACCTATCAATATAAAATGTTTCATCATCAGGTGTCAGATTATTAAAGGTAAGTTGCTGCTTACCCTCACCCTCATGAATCCACTTAATATACTTAGATTCTTTTCCGTGAGTTGTGTATCCTTTATTCCCATTAGTAAGGTGAATAAAAGTGTCATTCAATAATTTAAAGTTTTTCATTTCAACAAATACTTTTCCCTATCAAATGGTTTTAATTCTTTATTATTTCTCAGGAAAATAGAATCACCCCACCCCTCTTGCTGGTATGAGTCTGACATTTCTGCTAATCTAAATCCCCTCTGCCTTAACCACTGTACAATAGCCTCATGAGTAGCACCTGTATTATTTCTATCATTAAGAGAAGTCTCTATGAAGATCATATTAATGTACTCAAGTTCATCTTCAAAACCTTTTAAGATTTCAAGTTCTGCTCCTTCAGCATCAATATTCAAGAAGTCATATTGATTCATGTCAATATTATTTTCTTGAACTAGTGTAGATAATTTTTTAGTTATTACATTTACAAAATTACCACCTGCCAATTTCATTGACAGATGATTTGAATATGCTACTGGATTTAAAGTTGAACAATCATTTGCAAGATAAAATTGCTTCTCTAACCCATCTTCACTATAAACGCATTCATTGAAAGAAAGGTATCCACACTTATCAGCAATTGGTTTTGACATTGTGTCGTAGACAAATTCATTTGCCTCAACACCAATTACTTTATCTCCAACCAACTTACTATAACAGTAATGCTCTACAAAATCCCACATTCCAACATGAATGACTCCTTTAACATCAACATTCAGTCTTTCAAAACTACCAACATAGTTGATATTATCATGAAGAGGGTGTGGATGAAATCCAGTCTCCTTATCATAAGAAGCATAAGGTCCTAATTTACTCATATTAAACGGGGTGGTGGAATGGAGTATAGTCGTCAGATTCAATCTGAGAATTGATCCAAGAATAAGTTTTATTAATACCTTCTTCAAGGGTCTGAGAATAATCCCATCCAAGTTCTCTACGGATTACATCATTATTAGAGTTGCGTCCACGAACTCCAAGAGGTCCATCAATATGAATCTTGGAGACTTCCTTATTAGCAACCTTAGCAGCAGTTTCTACAAGTTGATTGATAGTAACCATCTCTTCAGAACCAATATTAACTGGTCCCATGAAGTCACTATCCATCAATCGTCTAGTTGCTTCAATGCATTCATCAATGAACAAGAAGGAACGAGTTTGTAAGCCATCTCCCCACACTTCGATTGCTCCACCCTGCTTCGGGAGGTAAGCGACCTTACGGCAGATTGCAGCTGGTGCCTTCTCTCTTCCACCGTCCCAGGTTCCTTCGGGACCAAAGATGTTGTGATAGCGAGCAACCCGAACAGGAATACCATGGTTCCTGTTATAAGCAAAGTAAAGTCTTTCGCTGAAGAGTTTTTCCCAACCGTACTCCGAATCGGGGTTAGCAGGGTATGCAGATTCTTCACGGCAATCAGGGTTGTCAGGGTCAAGTTGATTATGCTCTGGGTACATACATGCTGAACCAGAGTAAAAGATTTTAGTAGGTTGCTCAAGTGCAGGACGATTACATTCCGTCCATTCCTTGTCTACGCCATCAAAGGTCTCATTTAGTTTACGTTGCTCTTCAAGAACATTTAAGTTGACAGACACAGAGTTGTGCATGATGTCTGCATCGTTCTCACCACTGAAGACAAAACCTGCACCTCCCATATCAGCAGCAAACTGATAGATCTCGTCAAAAGGTTTAACTAACCGATAAGGGATTTCATTATAACAGTTGCCTTGATATCCTTTAAATTGAATGACACGACGAACAAAATCTACATCACGCAAGTCACCTTGAACAAACTCATGTGCTTGTGTTGATGAGAATTCTGGATACTTAAGATCTACACCACGCACCCAGTATCCTTCTGAACGTAGTCGTTTAACCATATGTGAACCAATAAATCCACCTGCACCTAACACTAGTGCAGTCTTCTTATAGTCAGACATTAATAAAAAAGTTTCTTCTTATATATCATACAAAAAAAGACCCTTGTTGTCAAGGGTCTCTAAAGGTCTTGTCATGCACGCCACTTGCTCTTTAATCAGAAGCAAGAAACTGAGCGGGAGTAACCCATCCGCACCAACGTCATTTGAAAGATGCCGTAAACTCTTAATAGGGTCTAATGACTCCACCAGTTCTGTTAAAGTCAATCCGTGACTTTGGGATTATCCCGACCAGGGCTGTTAGAGTCCATCCGTGACTTAATAAGATCAATTCTTGCTTTTAAATTTACTTCAGAATCTCTTTGAAGATGTCCATAAAACATATTCATATGAGTCTGAACATTACTCCATCCATGATACTTTTTATGAGATCTTACTTTCATATAGTAATCATGGAGTAGAAGTTTGGCATCATGTACCGTCATCCACTCATGTATAAGAGTTAGATTGATGGCATCTCTTTCCATTTAACCGGCAGATACGTTGTCTTTTATATAGCAAGGAACACCTTCAGGGTCTAACCATTTAGGATATTCTGGATCTTCAATAGCAAGAAGCATTTGATCCCCATTATCAAACAAATAGACATCAGAGTATTTTTTAGTATACTCATTTGCTTTTTGCATACGAAAATCTGGTTTACCATTCAGTTGAATGTAACCCTTTTGAACAAACCGGTAAGGGAAACGTTCGTGGATTACAATAGTCTTAGTAGACTCAACTGACTTAAGGTTTAAATCATTCATGCTTCTACTGTTTCAAGATCTTCTGCGATACAATCAATCAAAATGTCATAATCATCAAGTGGATCGCCAGAAAATACTACACCATCGTTCTCGTAATATTTACGAACCTTTTTGAGAAGTTTCGGATTCTTCACATCCAGGAAAAAATCACCGTTTACTGCACCGCGAAGGGTTTGAACGTCTTTCTTGAACTTGCTAGTCAGTGTCATTGTCTCGTTTGTTGACCTTAGTATTATAAGGGTTTGACAGGGGTTTTGTCAAGTAGGAAAGTAGGACTGCCGGGACTTGAACCCGGATCACTCCGTTATAAGCAGAGGGCCTTTACCCTTAGGCGACAGTCCCTTGAACTGCCTTCCAGTCAGCATCGAAGATTTCTAAACCTTTATCTGTAAGAATGTGATCATACATTTGGTCAAAAACCTTAGGAGGAAGAGTGCAAATCTCCGCACCATTATACCAAGAACGAATTGCTCTTTGTACATTTCTAACTGAAGCAGACAGGACTTGGGTCGGAACTCTGTGTATTCGATAGAGTTCCGAAATAGATCTTACCACTTCTAAACCTGCGACTGATTGGTCATCTAGTCTACCTACAAAAGGAGAAACATATGTTGCACCTGCCTTCGCTGCTAAGACTGCCTGTGCTGCACAGAAGATGAGTGTTACGTTAGTTCTTACCTTTTCTTTTGACAACGCTCCGCAAACAAGCAGACCTTCCTTGGTCATAGGGAGTTTAACTGTTGCTACGCTACCAAATTTATCTACAAGACGAAGACCTTCATCAAGCATAGTTTGTGCATCACCAACAACTTCCATACTGATGTCTTGCACACCCATATCTTTAATCTCTTGGTAGACCTCTTCAGGGTCTCTACCAGACTTACGAATCAATGATGGGTTAGTAGTTACTCCGTCAATCAATCCTGTATCAAATCTCTCTCTAATGATTTCTGTATCTGCAGTGTCAAGGAAAATTTTCATTGTGCTTCGTTATTAAGATCGACGTAAAGTTTAATCAGTTCATCATCAGCAGGAATCATCACTGCTCTCTCACCGTTTTCGTTTTCTACACCTATGGTTTCTCCATTCTCCACTCTCTCAAGAAGAGCATCCCAGTTCTCTTGCCAATGTTTCACAGAATAAAATTCCATTGTTAGATTATGTATAAGAGAATCAGAGTGATAGGATTTAAACCTACGACGATATTATAACTTTACTTATGACTTATGTCAAATGGTTCCCAATGCTGCCAATTGTACTTGTGAACTGCCCACATACCAAGAATGGGAACGAAAACCAGGCACCATGCCATTAGTCCACATCCCCATGGGTTGTTTAATACTGTTCCGCAAAACCTAGCAAACTGTAACATTATTCTTGTAAGACCGATAAGATGAATAGAAATAATCCGAAGAAACAAACTAATCCAATTAAGATAAACGGAATATAATCAGGTAGGGTATGCATTGGTTAGTCCCCAGACAACAAAAAATGCAATTGAGGTGAGTAAAAATGTCGCTGAAAAAGTAAGGTGTTTCATTTCTATGACGGCGCTTACATTTCGTATTTAACCACTAATCCTACAATATTGCAGTTATTTTTTTTAGTTTCAACATATTGTTTTCCTTTCAAAACTTTCTATTCTTCCATAGGTCTAAGAAGTAACGATCCACTAGATACAAATCACCTTGTGGGGGTTGCTCATCACCTTTAGACCAATTGTCACAAAGTTGTCTCATTTCTATACAGATTCCATGAGGTTGAAACATCCTCCCGAAAGAAGACATAGCAAACGCAAATCTCATTCTAATGCGCTGTTCCATTTCCTCTGTAGGCGTCAGTTTCATAATAGTTATTTTCACCTCTTCTGTGCCCGAAATATGCGGTGGCACATATAAAGGGTAGTGTTCCGAAAAGTAGGACATGTGCTAGTGTCATCTTACGTTGTGTCCTCCAAACATATATCTCATTCCATTTAATATTTTGTTTGCATATTGTCCAAGTTTTCGTGAGTTAAATCTCTCAAATAATGCTGCAGAAATAACAGGAGTGGGTACGCCAAGATCCACAGCAGCGTGAAGAGTCCAACGACCTTCACCACTATCACTGACACCCCCGTCAAACTGTTTGAGATCGTCATTATCATGTCGTAATACATCAGCGGTAAGATCGAGCAACCAACTACCAACCACGCTACCACGACGCCATAACTCAGCCACTTCAACAGTGTCAATATCATACTGATAATCTTCTGGGGTATCCATCGGAGCAACCTCAGCATCACCTTCAGCAACGTACTTTGCCCCAGAATTAGCTTCATGCAGGATATTAAAGCCTTCGGCGTATGCTTGCATGATTCCATATTCTACTCCGTTATGAACCATCTTCACAAAGTGACCGGCACCAGGACCCCCACAATGTAACCAACCATACTCAGCACTGGTTGCTCTTGTGTAAGGGTCTGTGCGAGTGGCAGCGGCAATACCAGGTGCGAGTGCCCTGAAAATGGGGGCACAGACAGATACTGCGCCACTTGTACCACCAACCATAAGACAGTATCCACGGTCCAAACCATAAACACCACCGCTAGTGCCACAGTCAATATACTGGATACCCAATTTCTCAAGACGGAGTGCTCTCCTCCTCGAATCCTTAAAATTGGAATTGCCATGATCAATAACAATATCTCCAACACTAAGTAATGGTAGTAACTCATTGATAGTTTCCTCTACTAGTTCTGCTGGAATAACAAGTTGAAAGATACCAGGAGAAAAACCTTCTTCTCCAAATACACCGCGACCATTATGAATAATTTTGACAAGATTTTCTAAGTCAGTAGTAACTCCATTAACATAACCTTTTTCATATGCCTCTTCTGCTTTCTTATAATTTCTCCGATAACCCCAGGTTTCAATGCCTGCCTTCATCATACGGCGAGACATACCCTCACCCATTCTACCTAAACCGATAATACCAACTTTCATTTTTTCTCCTGAATAGCAATTAAAGTTTCATACGGAATCCATGTAGGTTCTTCGTTTTTAAACTGAACTTGAACCTCTGTTATAACTTTTCGTAAATCTTTCCTGTAAGTTTGTCTGGTGTTTTTCACCACAGATATTGGATTGTTCATTGTTCTATTCCAAGTTCTTTTAGATAATCAATCCACCATTGCGGATTCTTTTGAGTTTTCCATTGTGGCACTTCCATACCTTTTTCAGAATAATATTCATATAAAACTCTATCGATAGTCTGTGCGATCTCCATATTCTTCTTCCTCCTCATCAACGTCTGCATATGCATCTGCCACGAAGGGTCCTCGTTTGCGTAGAGGTTCTTTTCCGACATAAGAGTTTTCTGTATTAACTGCAGATACCCACACAGCAAGTTTCATTACTATAAAAATAATAACCAGTGGTGTGAAGCAACCGATTAAAATTACTGGATTCATTTAATCCCTCCAGGCAACAGCACTCTGACTTCTTCTTTTTAGTTCTTCAATAATTTCTTCATACTCTTTATGCATTCTATCCCCAGGAATATAATGTCCTTGTTTATATTGCAGTGCTTCTATAATTACTGCATAATCAGTTTTACTGAAATCGGGCATGAATTTTGTCATGGGTTTCTTGTTTGGTATTATGTATGGTTAAAGTAATGTATGGATATCCAACCAGGGTAATACTGGAGGAACTACTCCAATAAGTCGAAGAAGACCCTCAGCAAAAAGTGAGAGAACAACCCAACCAACACACATAGAGATAATTGAAGCATTGCGATTGTGTTTTCGTATGGCATCATCAATCATCTCCTGCACTTGCTCTTCGGTTATGAACTTATGTTGTGCCATTTACTGGCCATTCATCTTCTTTGTCCATAGTTGTTAGTCGGTCTACCCATGTTACACCGCCTTCCATACCTAGGCAAGGATTTATGCAAGTTTCATCACCAAATTTATTGCAGACTAACCCTGCTAGATCAAGTTCATTACCTTTTTTGCCTGTGCCGCCCCAGTAATGTTCTCCGTCAATCCAAGTGGCACCGCACTTAGGACATTCCTTAGTCTGCATTCTTGATATACTCCTGAAAGGATTCTTTGAATTTGGCACGATCTATAAGAAGTTTTTTTCTTAGAGTTCGTTCCATAAATTTCATTCTAACTCTCAAAATAGAATACTTGAGTTGCAAGTCCAAGTATTTGACAAGGTTTAGAGTCTCATCATAACCCGAGTATATAACTAATGCAACAATTGTTAGCATTAGAAGATAAAAAAGAGTCATATAAATCTCCATATAAGATTATATAGAAGATATGATATTCCCAATTATCGAACTTCAAAGTCTAATCTACGAACCTTACGTCTACGCCTTTCTTCTTGATATAAGAGTTCTTCTCTAGAAAAGTGACTATCAATTTTTCTTTCTACGTCATTAGTAATCATAACAACTTTGTCAAAATCCTTAGCACCGACTTTATTTTCCAACAAACTCATCTGATTTGGGCAACCACAGAACTGTAACTTACTGCTACTAGTCAATTCTGTTTTACATTCTTTGCATCGTACAGTAATCATTTTCCTATGGTGAAATCAATTTGAGTTATTTATATGCTCGAAGAGGGGATCGAACCCCCGACAATCTCCGTGTAAAGGAGGTGCTCTACCGCTGAGCTATTCGAGCGTACTCCTCCACCTGGACTCGAACCAGGGACAGGGTGATTAACAGTCACCTGCTCTACCAACTGAGCTATAGAGGAATAAAAAAGACCCAAAGGTCTTAGAAGAGTGGAATAGATTCCATGATGTCCATATCATTACCAAAAGAAATATTCTCTGGGTTTGGACCCCAATTATATTGAAGTGCCTGTTTATCTAGGTCAGTAAAACCAAAGTATCTAAAAACAGTCAAACCGTTCCAGTTACCATAAACATTATAAGACATTATAGTATCTTCAGAAGTGAAATCTGGATGAGCACCTTCACCACGGGGATGACCAAGACCTAAGGCATGACCAATTTCGTGACGAAGAACATATCTTTCACGGGTATCAACAATGTTATCATCATCCTTGATAAAGATTTTGATGCGGTTTTCACGGGCAGAAGCACGTCCAACTACAGCATCTTCAAAAGGATTTTTTTCATCCTTATCAAGTTCTAATCTAGTTGAGTCAGTGATTTCTTCTGTGTAAATAAACCTAAGATCATCATTTTTCCGGGTAGTTTTTACGAAAGAAAGACCAGTCAAATCATCTATTTCTCTTAAGATAGATTTAATTTCCCTTCTCTCTTTTTTAGAAATCCCAGACTTCTTCCAAGAGTAATGGATTACATTATCACCACCAGATAGGTAATCCATATAAGAAAACCAATCTGGAGCAAGAATATCGTTCACACTTTTCATAAAATTAGAAATCAAACAGTAAAGGAACATTTAATTCCTAAGCGGAATACCGGAATCGAACCGGTGACGAAAGGTTGGAAACCTTTAGTTTTGCCTCTAAACTAATTCCGCAAGGAGCCTCTGACAAGATTTGAACTTGCGACCTGAGCTTTACAAAAGCCCTGCTCTACCACTGAGCTACGGAGGCAACGACTCAGATAGGACTCGAACCTATGACCGACTGCTTAGAAGGCAGTTGCTCTATCCAACTGAGCTACTGAGTCAAGAGGTAGTTCCTATCGCCGCTAACCCTGAACTACCAAGGAGGTTACCGCAGTTGATTTCTCAACCCTCAAATTATAGACTGGAGGGTAAGGTCTGTCAAGTGCGTTCTTGGTATCTTACAAACTCTTCTGGGGTAATTTCATCCAGTGACAATACTTCGAGATCTTGTCCTTGGGGTTCAAACCACTCTGCATACTCTTCATAAAGTGCTCTGCAATCTCCAATGGGCAGTTTTTCAATATTAAAACGATCCATTGCCCACTCTGTAATTTCGCTCACAAGAGTTTCAGTCGTCTTTTCCATAATAATCCTTTCGGTAGTACCTGCTGAGGATGTTGCTATTGTAGTACCTTGGGACTCCTGCGTCAAGCTCTTCGGTAAGGACGTTGTAGTAGAAGAGTTGTCTTGTTTCCTCAAAATTAGTTTTGCCCTTCGTCTTATGAAGGCTGAGGATAGTTCTACTAAAATTTTGCTTGCCGTATTTGATAATGTCTTCTTTAAGTTCCGGGCAAGACCCATAATATTTTCTCCAATCAGATTCTTGTTTTACTTTACGTTTCTTTCCTGGTGGTGTTCTGAACGACCAAAAATACTTTCTCCCAATGTAGCGTCGTTCGTTCGACTTATTGGTAATGAGATACACAAAACCGTAAAAATCCCGAATAGAATCCCCACCAAAAGGGCGTTCCATGTAGATCCAAGGGTTTTCATAATTAATTTCATAATCAGTATCTATACTCATCAATCATGTTTAATACCTTATCAAGATATTTATGAGCCATATCTCTATCCCCTTGCCATACTATATCAGGTTCATTGTATACATCATTTTTTAATTTGAGTACACGATTTTTGAACTCTTCTTTCTTCAGTTCATTCTTAGGCATAATAGGGAGCAATGTATACTCCCTATTTAAGCACGGTTTTTAGAGTTTGAAACCACTAAATGTGTCTTTGCTGACATCTTGCTTGATGCCACCGACAACATAAGACTCTACTTCTGTCTCTTGTGGTGCCACCTGAAGACCTTTAGAGGAGATCCAGTGTTGTGTCCAAGGAAGAGGATTAGCATTTGCTGCAATGTCATAGACAGGTTTTAAACCGATGCCTTTCAAACGACGATTAGCAATCCATTCAACATACTGCTGAAGAAGTTTATCATTGAGACCAATCATACTGCCATCTTGAAACAGATAGTCTGCCCAACGCTTTTCTTCATTTACAGCATTGTCAAACATCTTATACGTCCACTCTTCCTCTTCTTTCATAATCTGCTTCATATCAGGGTCATCACCCTTCTTCCACTTGTTCAGAATGTTCTGAGTGATAGCAAGATGCTGATTCTCATCTCTAGCAATCAGTGAGATGATTTTTGCACTTCCTTCCATAAGTTTGAGTTCGCCAAAAGCAAAACTGCAAGCAAAAGATACATAAAAGCGTATGCCTTCAAGTATATTAACGTTTGCAACAGCTCTGTATAACTTTCTCTTGACATCTTTGATTTCCCATTCGGATGTAGGTGAACCTCTAAAGTCTTCACGCCACATATTTCCAGTGCCATAAGTCTGAGCACTGTTGATGAACTCATCGTATGCCCCTGTAACGCTGCTAGCACGCTCTAAAATGCGTGGGTCGGTTACAATCTTATCAAAGACCTCTGAGGGGTCTGCATAGACGTTCTTGATGATGTATGTGTAAGAGCGGCTATGGATCATCTCCATAAATCCCCACACTTCCATACATGCTTCTAATTCAGGTAAAGAACAATATGGAATAAATGCCATACCGGGACCACGACCCTGAATAGAGTCAAGCATAATCTGATACTTCAGATTAGAAGTATAGATATGCTTCTGTTCAGGACGAAGCGTCTGATAGTCTCCACGATCTTTTTGTAGTGAAACCTCTTCTGGTCTCCAAAAATAACCAAGTTGTTGTGTTGTTAATTTATCAAAGATAGGATACTTGTACGAATCGTATCTTTGAACCCCAAGAGGTTTGCCAAAAAACATTGGTTGCTTTTTGGTGTCAACTTGTTCTGTATTAAAGACAGTCATGCCCTTAACATCCGTTTTCACATTTTCCACTGACGATACCTTAAACTGCACAGGATTCACACTCTCCCTCCTCGGCGTGTTCTAGATCTGATAATAAACTATCTAAATTTGGTTTATCTTCTTCAACCTCATCATTCTTACTATCGTAAGTATTTTGGTAGTAAGAAGTTTTCCATCCGTACTTATATGTAGTTAGAAAATCATTTGCCATAACCGAAACCGGAACTTCATTATCAGGATAGTTCTCTGGATTATAACTCCAGTTACCTGATATTGCTTGGTCAAAGAATTTCTGCATCACTGCCACTGTATTGATATACCCAGTGTTATCAGGCATATCCCAAAGAAGCGTATAGTTGTTCTTCAGCGTGGCATACTGAGGAACAATCTGCTTAAGGGGTCCTTTCTTTGATTTTTTAATGGACAAGTATCCTCTAGGTGGTTCGATTCCATTGGTTGCATTTGACACAACGGAACTGCTTTCCGATGGCATTTGTGCGGACAGTGTTGAGTGCCTGAGACCGAACTCGTTGATAGATGCTCTAAGACCATCCCAATCATGTACTAACTCCTGACTACAGATTTCATCGACATCACTCTTATATGTATCAATTGGAAGAATGCCATCGGCATACTTGGTGCGACCAAAGTTTTCGCAATGACCTTTCTCCTTTGCAATCTGATTAGAAGACTTAAGGAGATAGTATTGGAAAGATTCGGAAAGACTATGGATAGCATCCCAGGCACCTTGTTCCGCATAGTTATACCCCAATTTAGCAAAGTAATGTGCTAACCCGATGAAACCTATACCAAGCGACCTACGTGCCTTTGTTGCCGCTTCTGCTGCCGCTACAGGATACTTCTGATAGTCAATCAACTCTTCCAATCCACGGACAGAAAGATCACAAAGATTCTCAAGTTCATCATCAGTCTTTACCTTGCCAACATTGATAGCAGAAAGAATGCAGAGTGCAATCTCACCGTTAGTATCATCAATGTGATTGATAGGATATGTGGGAAGAGTGATTTCTTGGCAGAGATTACTCATCTCAATCTTATCCTTAAACGAAGAATGACTATTGCAGTGATCAATATTCATCAGATACAATCGACCGGTCTCTGCTCTCTCCTTTAAGATATTAAGGATTAGTTCTTGTGCTCCGATAGTCTTCTTTGGAGTAAACTCATCTGATTCATAACGTACATAGAGATCGTCAAATGTATCAGTACCAAAAGCATCATAGAGACCTGGTACGTCATGCGGTGAGAAGAGGCTAATCTCTCCATTT